GCGCTGTTTCATCTGCTCATGCATGCCAAGATTATCGAGGATGACGGGTTGATTCGGGATGTGACGTGGCGGTGGCAGGGGATCAGTAAAGTCTGCCCCAAAGTGGAACTTACCATTTCACCGAGACCGAGTGAGAGAGGGGAACAATGATAGTACCCGACAAACAACTTGATCATGTATCGCTCTGCGTCTGTGGCGGGGACTCGATCGTGACGGATAGTCGAGACACCACAGAGGGACGCATTCGGCGAAGACGGGAATGCCTGAAGTGCGGCATGCGCTGGACAACCTACGAAATGCGACGCGAACGACCAGCACCGGCGCCCAACATAACATCGGACCTCGAACAGTTGGCTGAGATTCGTGCGTTTCACACTGAGGCTATTCGTCGCATTGATGAAGTACTGAACCGGGTTGTGGGTGTGAGCGGTTGCACGGCTGGGTAAACCAGAGGCCCTAGCAGGAGCCGGTTCGAGCCCGGCACAACCCGATAAGGAGGAGATCATGCCACGACTGACGAAGCAGAAGAAGCAGGAGATTGTGCGGCGCTTTGCACACGGGGCATCACTGTTGGATCTCTACCACATCTATCGTATTCCAATAGCCAAATTTGAAGCCATTATCCGTGATGCCCTTCAAAAACAAGGGAGGACACCATGACCTGCTCAAAATGTGGCGGACTGTGTTACGTGGATCGCGACCTGGAGGCGGTCGGCTGGGCCTGTTTCAGTTGTGGCAGTCGGACCTTTCCACCGTTTCAACCGTATGAGGTCAAGCGGGATAACCTCCCCAGCGAACGGTACTGTTCCTGTGGAGTCTATCCACCGATGAAGGGCCGGAGGGATTGCCGCTACTGCAATGCGGCGAAGAACCGGCGGCGCAAGCAGTTGCAACGGGCACGGCAGCAGGAGGCGCAGCCATGAGATGGACCATGGAGAAGCCGACCGTGCCAGGGTGGTATTGGTTTCGCGGCAGTCAGAACGATACGCGTCCCTGGATGGTGAGGGTGCAAAAACTCGGTTTTGGACTGATGCAGATGTATCTTGTTGGCTGTGATGAACCGATCATTATTGGTGATGGCGGAGAATGGGTTGGTCCCATTTTTCCTCCAGAGGAGGCGCAGCCATGACCGAGAATCCCTGTCTTAAGCCAGCATGCTTGAGTGATGTGCCGTTCTGGATCTATTTCGTTCGACACCACGTCTTAAGTGGCGAAGAGCGTCGAGACGCATTAGCCTGCCTCTATGATGCTGAATGGAAAAAACGCGGCTATCGGGTATCACCATGACGATCCGTGACGTCATCGACGCCTTATCGCAATATCCAGCAGATATGGATGTCTATGTCCCAGATTTCAATCAGACGCTCCAGATTGCGAAACGAGTTGAGTCCTTTCAACACTTGAATACTCCGCCTGGAATTAGTATTTCCGATGATGTCTGGATTCTTCCCTGGGAAGATCCTAGTGAGGCGCTTGACACCGAGGCGTCAGATGCGGTATAGAGTGAAACACAATATGCACGGCTGATCGTCAGCAGCCAACCGTGTCTCGGCTAGACTCCAAGCTAGCCGCGCACAAAGAGGGAGCTTCCACGGTCTGACGAACGTGGGGGCTCCCTTTCTTTTTGGAGGTCATCATGCAAGGATTTTGGATAACATTCACTGATGGATCGGAAGGCTACTGTGAAGGCAATACTGCACATGATGCCATGAAGATTGCCGAGCACTTCACAAAGAAAACTGTGAAGGTTCTAAACGGGAACCAGTGGGACCCAGACATTCCAAGATTGCCGTATCCGGCAAGACCTGTAATTTGGCAGTTTGAGCACCCGGTGCATGGGAAGTGTCCACCGTTTTGTTACAGCCCAAAGAGTTGTAAGGGCAATACGTCGTGCCCGAAAGATTACGCATGTTCTGAGTAGGTAAATGGGGTGCTCAACCGCTCTCCACCCTGGGCGAAGAGAAACGAAGCTGAGCTGCTACGGATATAGCAGCAACACACAATCCGGTCCTGATAGGTCCGTGAGGGGGATGCCGGTCCTGGCCTCTAAATCCGTTGGAACGTCAGTTACGGGGATCTGACGTTAGCCTCAGCTCAGTTGTTGTGCGCGTGTTAGTAGACCGGCGCAAAATCGAAATTCACCGATCTCGCTCTCTTAAGAGCTGAGTATCAAAATCCCTTCTTTGGGATGGATTGAAAATGAATTGGGATAAACTCGGTTCTCAGATCTATCAACAACGTTCACGGATCGCCTCATCTAAAATTAAGCGGTTTACGGGTGAGACGGGTCGATGGAGAAGAATGTGTTTAGAGCGAGATGGGTTTGCTTGTGTGTTGTGCCACTCGAAAAAGAAACTGGAAGTACATCATATTGTTCGTTGGTATGACGCGCCATTGCTGCGATTAAAGAAGAATAACGGGGTAACACTGTGCCATGACTGTCATGCGCGGCACCATCAAGCAACGGGGGCGGAATTTCCAAAAGAAATTACGGCGCAATTATTAGCGTATGTGTCTGGAAAGGCTAGTAGACAGACGCATTCTAAGCAATCAATCATTCTTATTAAGAAGCATTTAGGGATTACGCCACCAGAGTTTTAGACAGGTCTGTTCTGAATCTGAAATGGGAGGCGATGATGATCACGACGCATCCGGTCGCAAATGTGAAAGGGTGTTGGTACGAGGTCTGGATTAAAGAGTGTGTGCTGTGTGGGAAGACGGATATTTATAAAGAGCGGCGGCTCCCGCCGAAACCTGAATTGCCGGAGTGCTACCACTTTGAACAAACCGCGTGCAGTCAACACTTTCTGTGAGGCGATGATGGAGTCTCTGTGGGATGAATTTGTGCGAAAAACTATCACTGGAACCTGTCTTTGCGGTCATGCGCGGCGGTCGCATTGGTGGATTACTGACGGTCTGACCACACCAGCTCCGTGTAAGCACGGATATCCCACTGGTTATTTGTGCGATTGTATCGGGTATGTCCCAAGACGGAAGCAAGAGCGCAGATATTGGGAGGGATTTTATGGATCTGGACGCACGCTTGGCGGCGATTGAAGCACGACTGGACAAGCTGGAAGGACGAAAACCTGTGCAGCCGGGGGAGTTTGAGCGATTTTGGGCGGCCTACCCTAATAAGGTTGGGAAGAGAGCTGCACAGAAGGCTTTCCAGAACGCAAAGAATCGGCCCAGCATTGACGTGATCCTTGCCGCCTTAGAACGGGCCTGTAAATCGGAGAAGTGGCGCAAGGATGGTGGGGAATTTATCCCCAATCCGGCCACCTGGCTGAACCAGGGCCGGTGGGATGATGAGCCGGTTCAAATTGTCCATATTATCCCGAAGGCGATGCGACCGATTGAATGCCAGCCGAAAGAGCAGCAACCGTATAGCCCACCGCCGCCTGAAGTGCTGGCACTCCTGAACCGGATTGGGAAAGGCATGTGATGGAGGACTTATGAACCAAATCGCGACACGTATTGCAGGTAAACGTGAAGGACTGGCCAAAAAGCTGGGTATTCCCAAGCCGCTGAAGGCGATTCGGCTTAAGTGCCTCAATTGCTCTAACGGTCAGCCCAGTGAAGTCTTGCATTGTCCGGTCAAAAACTGTGCCTTGTATCCATATCGGATGGGCCGATACCCCAAGGTAACAGCAAAGGAGTGACCATGCGCTACTTAGTCTGCTGTGATCATCGTAAGGTGACGGTTGAGGCGACTGATTCAGTGCAAGCCAGAATGCAGATTGGATGTGACAAGTGCGCCCAGTATCGACTCAAGAAAAATGCGTGGAGTTTCAAGGATGTGCGGGTCTACGATGCGAATGACGTGCGCAAGGTGGATGCCAAGGTGCTGCCACGATCACGCGTGAAGACGAACGTGGCAAGCCAAACGGATTGGGTCAATGAGACGATCAAGGAGGCGTCATGACGCGGAAGACGTTGGATGAGCGCATCAGGAAGCGTGACGCATGCGCCAAGTGGACGACGCGAGGGCAGATTTGCGTAGAACTGGACCGGCTGGCGCGGCAGATCAGGAAGCTGCCGACGACCATCGGACAGTTTTATAGTGAAGAGACATGCGTGCGATGGGGTGATGTCCTTGATCTCATTAGACAGGCCAAGCGATGAAACGGCCCGACTACTGGCTCGCCTGGGCGGTGTGGATCGTGGGGTTGCTGTGGCTCTTGGAACGGAGGGGATGATATTGATTTGGTGCAGGGCGGCGTCACGCGGGCGCTGCGACCAAGTGCAGCCATCAGGTGTTCACTCACCGAAAAGGGCTACCACGGTCGGTATCCAATCCGGCCCCTGCACCTTAAGGAGGCGACATGACACCCAATCTGAAGCGGTTGTTTGACAAGAGAAGGCATGGAGGATTGGCTGGCGATCTGGCTGATCGTGATCTTGACGCCCTCTTTGACAAGCACGGCGAAGCGCTGGTGGAGGCGCTGGAGCCGTTCAGGAAAGTCGGTGAGGCGTTGCGGGATCAGCCCTATGTAGAATGGCTATGGGTTCAATCGCACTCTGACCCTAATCGCAATGTTGGCATTCATATCCAGCACATTAGGGCGATACAAGATCTCCTTACCACACTAGAGCAGGAGGCAGGCCAATGACACGCAAGGCAGATCGGTGCAACAACAGGTTTGATATGAGTGTACGCTATAAAGGCGGCTACCGTGGGCCTGGGTTTCGTTTGCTCAAGTGGTATGGCGGAGCGAAGCATCCACAATTTGTCGCATGGTTTAGGAGACCGGCATGAGCACACGTAAAACAGATCGGTGCCGGAACGGGTTTGAGCGGCGGGTGTTGCGTGCGCTGCAGATGTCGGATGAAAGAAACAACATGCTTAATTGTCTACTCACTCCGCAGGAAGTGGTGGATCTGCTGCGTGCCGAGCATCGGGCGGTCGTGAGGCTCGTGACTACAACGAAGGACGAATGGTGCGAGGAATATCACAAACCGTTTGAGGATCTCCTGGCGAAGTTGCACGCGAGGGCACAATGAGCCTGAAGGATGCAGTGCAGTACATCGGCATCTATGACCCGTGTGGCGTGTGCAAGGAGGTGATCCCCTTACTTCCTGTCTGGGCGGTGCGGGAATGGCTGGAGAGGAAAATCGTATGGCAAACACGTACCGCGACATTAGTACTTGATGAGGAACGGCTTGAGGTCTACAACGAACTGCTCGCGGAATTGGAGGGGCTATGAACATGACCCAGGAAGAGGAGCGGTTACGGGCGGAAGTGGCGCGGCTGGAGGAAGAATCGCGGCAGTGGGACAAGGCGTCGCTGGTCAAGCTGCTCCGTGAGCGCGATCAGTTGCGCGAGACAATCGCAGGCCAAGAGACCAGAATAGACTCGCTTCGCAAATATCTCAGTGAAACGATTGCCTCAAAGGACGCCTTGCGCGAGGAGCTGGACAATCTCCAGCATAAGCTTAATGTGGAGACGACTGCTCGACAGATTGAGGCAATGGACTCTCGTAATGAATTGATAAAGGCGCAGGCCAGGATTGCCGAACTGGAGGGGTGGCCCTAATGTCTCCGTTCTGGATTGGCGTCGGTGGTGGTGATCTTGGCGTTGGCGTTCTTTGTGTGTTGCTGGAGGAGGTAGAATCATGAGCAAACTGATACTTGCGGTGGCCATTCTGTGGGGTATTGTGCTGGTGAGTGAACCGGCGTTGGCGAACTGTACGTTCACCACGGTCTATATGCCGGACGGGCGTGTGCTGACGTGCCAAACCTGCTGCTATGGCGGGAACTGCACGCAGAATTGTTTCTAGTTATGGTTTCTTATTGCCGTAGCAGGCGTCTAGATCGGCGCTAAGTGCGTCCAGATATTCTAAATTCAATGTAGCGTACCCTGGACGCACATTCCCATTCACATCATAGGCCCGCTGGACGTGCCGCTCATACGGTTTGATCGTCGTTCCGCACCCGATCAAGCCCATCACGCAGCACAGTCCGATCGCGGTCCACCAGCGCATCCGTCGCATGGTCACTGTCCTCCGTCTTCTTTTCCACTCGCCCCATGACGTAGTTGCCAACCCGGACCGCCAGATCAATGAGGGGGCCGAACCACGGCATTATTTCTTCTCTGGCATCACGGCATCTTTCGCCGTGTTCGCATTATCTTTCACGTCTTCATAGATCTTGCCGCTGATATCAATGAGACTATGAGCGACCTGTTTGATCTGATCCAGGGTTTTCCCACAACCGGAAAGCGAGAGTGCTATAATGGTTGCGAGTACGAGCTTCATCGTGTCTCCTCCTTTTTGAATCGAGACAAAAACCCATGCACCAACTGAAAGATGCTATTGGCCTGAATGGCCGGAATCGAGGCCAGTGCCTCACTGATGACCCACAACCCAAAGCCGAGCGCGGCTCCAGTCGGGGACGATAGAAAGGTCCATGCATCTTGGACGAGTTCCATGGTAACTCCTTTGGTTAGTGAGGATCTTTCATGCCATTCATCCCCATTTGTGTTTTGACAACGGCGATGTGGGTGGTGTGTTCTTGAACGGTTTCGTAGAGGGTTTGGAATTCTTCATCACGGAAACGTTTGAGATCATCTTCAATGGTTTCGATACGCTTGATGATGGCTTTTCCGATCCACTGTAGGGCACCGAGAAGTGTGACCAGTAGAAACGTAAGGAGAGGACCAAGATTAAGATGGTTAAGACTACCGAGAATATCGTCCACATCGTACCTCCTTAAGCTTCCGCAGGCTTGTCCGATTCTTTTGGATCAAATTCGACATGGATATGATCGGACTCCAGTACCACGTCGAATTGCTCACCCAGAGCATCCTTGAGACTTTGCACCACGAGATTCACCGACGCGGTCGGTAGATTATAGGTCCGCAGGTCAAGCGCCTTGCCTTTGTAGTGCAAGCTGTTCGCCCCGTGCTTGCCGTCACTGGCAGACGTAATGACGCACGGGACATTGCAGTGCCGTTGATAAATGTTGCTGGCAATCGTGTAGGCGATGGCCAGTTGCGGGGCAATACCTCGGAGATCCACGCCAGCTTTAATCATGCTGCCTCGAATCCGGTCCGTCTAACCGTTTGGTGATACTGCGTGACATATCTTCCGTCGTCCAGCCGCAGATCCCACACCACCAGGCGTAGTGATCAGCGGGGCGCTTCAGGATCGTCTGTCGTTTCGCAGCGATACACATCGGGCAGAGCCGCATCCAATACAGCATGTCATTGCTGCGTTGCGGCTCCCGCCGCCAATGGCGCCTGCCGCTTCATGAGTTCCTGTATCATCAGGTCATAGCGTGACGGCGGCTTTACTGCTGGCGATTGCAGAACGGCAGCCAGTTGATCGGGATGTTGATAGAGATTCGCCATATACCGATCAATTTTCGGTTCGATATGAGACGCATATCGTTCAGCCAACCATTTCGTTGTTGTGACAGGCCGTGACAGCCAGGGCGGGAGGATTTGATGGGCGGCAGATGGGGCAATATCTACGCCTCCACGCAAGTCTGCCCGTTGAATCGGTTTATACATTGCCTCTCGATTTTCCATGAGCGTATCCAGCACCTTACTACGGCCTGAATACTCAGCCAGATATGGTTTCCACAATCCCCCGCTGGCATCGTCAATCGCGTCATCAATGGCCTTTTTGACCCCGATCAAGCGGGTAGCCCGGAAGGCTTCAGAGATTTTCGGGTCCGCCTTATCCATCGCGGCATCAACCACTTGATCTAAGCCTTCTTTCTTGTACTGATAGAGCGTGCGGGCATCAATGCGCCCATACTGGTCTTTCATCTCAATCAGTTTGTCACGGATAGCATTGAGGGCCTTTTCTGAAGCTGGAGCGCCTTTGACTTCAGGAGTCGCTAATTCTTGGTTGACTGCTTTCAGCACAGCATTCGCCTTAATCCCAAACTTGGCATTGGCCGCATCCAGAGCCGCTTCCCGCATGGGACCAGTGACCGCATTTCTGGAATGAGCCCCCTGTTCTAACGCGAAGTCTTGAAACTTCTTCAACTTGGCAAATTCAGTCGAGATTCCGCCAGGGGTTTGCGCCACCGCCTGTTGATGGCCTTGAATCACTGGCCCAAACTCCGATCCGACCATCTTCTCGGCGGCGGTCTGCGGATACGAGGGCAACGGAGACGGTTGTGTCAGGACTCGTGCGGCATCATCGGTATATGGGCCAATCTTGTCACGTAACCAGGCATTGGACATCGCAATCGGGCCGAATTTCTCAGCCGTTTTGGCTCCAGCCCGCTTCATGATTTCTCCAGCCTTGACAACGGCAGGAATCACCGCAGGGGCTACGCCCGCAACCCCGATACGGGTCAGATCTGGCTGATTGGCTTCAGGGATAACGCTCTTGCCGTAGACGCCCAAACTTTGATTGAGGGTTTCCCCTAGGGCCGAACCTGCCATCCCCCCAGGTAATCCCCCTAAAAACGTGCCCGCTGCGGTGGTCGCCATAGGAATTGCCATTTCCTTGACCGCCCTTCCTGCGTATTGCGGAAAGGTTTCAGTCGGTTTGACAGCCATGGCCAGTTTACCGGCGAGCGAGGTTTGCGGCTCACTGACCGTTTGTTTGGCTAAATCAAGGTTTTGGCGTTGAATTACCTGAACGATTTGGTCGTCGGACATCGCGTCGGGAAACTCGACGTGCCCCATGCCAGGAACATCAATAATCTTCGCCATTATTCAATCTTCCCTGTTGCGGGGTTATATTTTCTAATTTTCTCCGTCTGACTAGACGGAGGCGAAATAGACGGTGCAGCTCCACCGCTCTTATGTTTCATGTTATAGGCATCTTGCAACCGAGTTTTGGCATCATTGGAGAATGTAATAATGTCGTTCAATTGCTTCTTGAATTGGTCGATACCTTGTGTTGTATCAAGAGCGGCCAAATTCGATTCCAACCGTCTCCCTTCAGCATCGGAGACATTGCCTAACGCTCCACCTGTCTTACTGTTATTGCGCATGTCTTGCAGAACATCAAATGCAACTTGAGATTTGAGGGTATTGAGCAATGCACGGGCATCGGCAGCGTCAGTCCCAGGAATATCCGGGACTTTCCCGCGAATTCCGGTGATGCCAGCAAGACCAGGATGAGTCAAGATCGCATTAGCCGTACTGGCCAATCGGTTCATATTAGCGGTGCTGGATTGCAATTGGGCTGTATCTTGATTGAAAGCTCCTTGCAATTTGGTGTCGGCAGGGCCTCCAGGAATAGCTTCAAGATTGCCGTCAGCAGTCATACGATACCCAGGAGGAATTTTTCCTTGCCCGCTCTGCGCCAGACGCGTTTTTGCTTCAAATTCCGTCTGCCACTTCTTAAATTCCTGATCCTTCGCTTGTTTTTCTCGTTCCAACCGTTCCCGATCTTCACGGGCAAGGGCCCGATCTCCAAGTTGGAGATTGAGGCTATCTAACTGCGCTTTGAGCGCATCGCCTTTTTGACCAAGCAAGAGTTTATTCATTTCTTCCCGTGATTCACGGTCTAGAGTTCGCTGTTCTCTGTCCAGTCCTTTCTGCTCTTCTATCTGTTGCCGTTCGGCCATAAACTTCGCTGCTTCTCGCACACGTGGATTCTGCCCCATCATGGCTTGCGTAATGGCTTGCTGGACTTCTTCCTTACTCCGTGGCTGCATGGTGGTCATGGTCGGGGCAGGCCCTTCCATGTCACCAGCCGGTCCAGCAACCGGCGCCCCAGGACCTTCGACGGGTTGTTCGACAGGCTTCGGCGCAAGGGATTGCTGAAATTCTGCCACTTCCTTTTTCTGCCGGTCCTGAATCGCTTTGGCCATCTCCATGCGCTTCTGGTCGTTGGCATGCATCAGATAGGCGCCCACCCCAGCTTGCGCAAGATTGCCCACATGCTGAAGCGGAGAGGGTGGGACATAAAATCGCCCGACCATCTGTCCTTGGGGCTGCTGCATGCCTTGGGAGAGCAACATCTGCGCAATCAGTTGTTTAGTGCGGTCGCCTTGAACCGCCGCATAGGCCTCAGGATCTTGGTCGTAGGCATTGGCGGCTTGCCCGATACCATAGAGTCCTATCGGCCCCATCATGCCTCCATACCCTCCACCATAGCCGCCTGCATAGTTCATAGTGTCCTCTTACTGAATGGGATTACCGTAGAGGTCAAAGCCAGCCATCGGATTAGACCGCTGCATTGGAGCGGTGTTCCCTTGGCCCATTCTCGCCATTTGCTGCGCTATCATAGCCATGGCCACTTGCGTTTTCGGATCTTTCATGGCCTGTCCCATATTTGCCCGTGCCACACGCCACATTGGCGGAGATTGCGATTCAGATGACATCAACAACGGCTGATCTGGATTATCATACGCGCTCAACATGCTGTGCCTCCGTCCCATAGTCGTTGGGTAAGGACGTTCCAAATTGCCGCCTTCGTCCACTGGTAATTCTTCATGATATGGCCTTGCAGCGTCACATCTTCAATCGCCAAGATTTCGTCTTTGACCATTTTGCCATGATCCAAGTCATGGATGGCATGATGCCGAAGACAGGGTAAAGGGCCATACAGTTCTTCGAGCGCATCTACCGTTTCCAGTGGCGTGGGGTTACATTCGAGGGCTGCCATATAGCCCAGGAGCATGCTCGGATGGTGATGGAAGATGTAATAATACTGGGCTCCCGCAATCGCCGCCGCCTCACAATCACACTCTGACGGCACGCCACCAAGACGCACAATGTCTTGCTTCAACCATTCTGCATGTTCCGTTTCAGTGGGGAGACGGTCCCACATATTGGCGGCAATCAAGAGTCCTTCCGTAGCCTGCATGAGCGCATGGTTAAACGTCATTTGCACAAGCAGTTCATGTTTTGCGACAGGCATTGTCGTCATCTCAGAACATCATCGCTCCGGCCATGAGAGCGGCACTGCCCAACCCTGCGGCAGCTCCTTGCTGATTGCTCGCCGCAGCAGAGCGCGCATTAAACAAATCCGTATTATAGCCTGAGAGCGCATTCATCCCAGCAAAGGTCGGAGCTGGGGCAATCTGATTGCCGCCCTGGAACCCTGGGACAGCAAAGGGATTCTGCACTTGTGAACCCGACACGAGAGCCGTGATTTCGTTGATTGGCACTTCTCGTTGCGCCAGCATTTCCGTGATGGCCTGCCGTCGCCGTTCCGCATCGAGGCCAAAGTCGCGGGACGCTTCCTGGCCCGCCGACATGAAGGCGACATTCCTCGCATCGTTGTAGGCCCGGTCGATGGATCGCATGCGGTTGTCATAAGCTGTACTCCCTGGTCTGATTCCTGCCGCAATCAGTTCAGAATTGGCATTATCGCGGGAGACATTGGTATCTTCATTGACACGGCTCATCATGGCATTGATGACTTTGTTGCGAGTGTCCTCAGCATTTCCAGGCATCGCGGGAATACCACTGTAGTCAATGCCTTTGCCGACGACACCTTGCAGCGAGGTTGCGCCTTGTTCGCCTAAGCCACCAAGGAGCTTCTTGACGCGATTGGTCTGATCGAAAATCGCCTGTTGTTCCGGCGAGAGGGTTTGCCGAATCGTGGCTTGATTGGGATTCAGGATGTAGTTGTCTTTAACAGGAGCGACTGGGGGTTTCCCTGACGGCCAAAAGGCTTCAAACGGGCCTTCAAATGGACCACGATCCCCGCCACCGAAAAGACCGAAAATACTGGTGGGATCATGGACCTGTTTTACGGCATCTAGTATTCCACCCCCCCCACCATTTCCACCGCCGCCTCCGGTCGCCCATTGGTTATAGGCTTTATCAAAGGCTGCTTTTTGGCTGGTATAATTCTGAAGCGCCTTATCATACCCAGACTGGTCAAATCCTGTGCCCCATTCAACGGTTTGATTGCCATAGGGCGTAATGACGTTAGGGTTATTGAGCTTGGCCTGGGTTTGGGCGGCCTTGATGTTTTGAGCGCCCTGGGTTTGGGCGGCTCCGATATAATCAGGCGCAGGCGGTGGACTTGGCGCACACATCGGGGGCCTCCATAGGTTGAGATGGTGCGCTGTCAGCGCCAGCAGAGAGGAGTTTTCGGTACTGTTGTATCACAGGTTCATATTTGAGAAAAGTCAAGAGTTTGTTGGCCACAGTATTGTCCACTTCGCACGAGAATAGGATTTCATGGACCCCCATGGCAGCCAGCGCCCGCTCCACATGCTTAATGAACCGGATAGCGTTCATACCGTCCCGATACTGAGGATGGATGAAGAAGGTGTCTTCCGTCGCCATCAAGAGCTGGCTGTGCATGGAGGGCGTCACGTAAATTCCGAAATAGCCGATGAGTTTGCCGTCATGCCGAGCGGTAAACGCATAGAAACAGCCCTGTCGCTCATAGGCGTCATACCGAGCCAAGGAAGGATTTAAGGGTTCATGCCTACGAAATCCCTTAGTGCCCTCCCAGTGCTGACGGGCCAGTTGCATCGCTTCATCCCAGATAGCGGAAATCGGCTCACAGGCAAAGGCAATCACGATAACGAATCTCCCGTCTCATAGATCATCGTGGAGCCCATCCACTTCCCGCGAATCGAGTCGTTTTCAATCTTGAGCTTGCCGGAGAGCCAGCGCCCTTCCCAAGAGGCGGGCCCTCCCCATTGTCGAATAACCGTCGGTGAAGAAGTCCACAGATTTTGGTCCCATTTTGCAGTCCCCCACAACGAGGAACCTCCAGAGGCAAATATGGTTGATCCAACCATCGGCTCATCTTCAAAATCCACATCAATATCAATAGAGTAAGACACGGTGCCATTCACCGTCAGGATTGGCATAAACAACCGACTTTTCTTGGGGCGACTATCACCAAAGTCCTGAAAGGCTTGTTTAGCATAGTAAATGATATTGTTATTATTATCGTGCTCGCCGGTCCAGGCTTTATAGACCGCTGTGGTCTTACAGAAGTATAACTCTTTATTAAAGACCGCGAAGTCCTCCGCATCCCATTCGGTGAACTTACACCAGGCTTTCGTATTCGTGTTCATGACATACTGTTCATGAGTTCCATCTTCGGCAAATGGGACATTGACTAGCATGGCGTCACGAGCAGGGAAGCTAATCGCCTTCCAACCAAACGTGGACCCATAGGTGCGGGCGGTTTCCGTAAAGACATTCTGGATCTTGTACGACAGCGCAAACTTGGCCCGTTCATCGCCGCTCATCAGCAAGGCCGACAAAGGAAACGCGCCTTGTTCGGTGAGCACCACACACTCAGCGCCATACTGCATAATACAGCGGCGTCCCAGCGGTTTGCCGATGACGTAACTGCCGACTTTGGCCCATGTCGTCGAGCTATTCGGATTAGTCCCCTGATAAACGATGGCTTCGCCTTCGCTCGTCACGGCCACGAAGAAGTCATCGACTCCGCTCCCGCCGTCACGAGTCCAGCTCGCGCATGCCATGAGAAACCCGCCTCTGGCCGCCTCTCCTGATAAGTCAAACTCAGAGAGCGCCCCACCCGCCGCGCCTGCGGCCAGATACCAGAAAGATAGACTGTTCTTCTCAATGAATATCAGACGCCCCTTAAACACACACACCCCAATAATGTTGGTGGTCGTGAGTCCAGTCAGAGCGGGAGTGCTCGCGCCATCTACGGCGGTCCAGGTGGTTCCATCAAAATAAGCCGGTTTATCCACACCATTAACAGCAATCAGCCAATTACTTGACCCATCACCAAACATCGTCCATTGGTGTTTGCCATTGGTCCGAGCTAGTTTCGAGGCGCCGACCGCCCCCGCACTAGTCACGTCATAAATCCCGCTGGACGTATAGGCATACATCGTACTGGTGCCCGCCATCGCGTTATGGACGGCGAGGGTTTTGATATTGCCGGTGGTGCCGGTCGCATGCGACGCATGCCCTCCGCGCATCTCCACATAAGAAGGCGTTGGGAACCAATTTTCCAGCGTCACGGCTTCGGTAGGTTTCATGGCCGCGAGTGCATCGCGTCCATTCCACCCACCTATCGGTGGTGCGTAGCTCTTGGTGGTGGAAACCCGTGTCCGCTGTCGAGTTTTACTGAGTAGTGCAGTTCTCATAGTGGCCAATTATATTCAGGAACCACAACCCCAGGACGCGCCTGCGTGAACCCATTATCCATGTAGAGTGTCGGTTTTCCGCCATCTCGCCCCAGTGCATCCGCTACGCGCATTTCATAATCACGAAAGTCCTCGGCATATTCCAATCCGTGCTCTTTCTTCCAGCGCCAGCGGAGGCCCATACGAACGAGTTCTTCCGGCAACAGCACGGTATCGGTGTCCAATGTAAAGGCGGATTTGTACGTGACGAGATCGGCGCCCAAAATCCAGTTCTTCGAGATGTATTCAAAGTACACGCTATGGCCTGCCGTGGGCGTCGGGTGCATGAGCAGCTCCCCGCCACGAATGCGATAGTGATAACGCGGGGCTGTACTGACTGACGCCTTAAACCGTTGCCATTTGGTGGAATGCATCAAGGGGATAGGAAGTTTGTCCGTCCGATCCCACATCGTCTCGTCCTTAATGTACTGAAAGCCGTTTGTTGCAATCGAAGTCATAGCCCCCTGATCTTCGGTGGCTAGAGTCGTATGAGACGCTTCGAGGGTCAACCCTTCCCAGTCGCCACGCCGCGAAAGGGCTTCTCCTTCCTCCTCCAATAATGCCCGCACCTGCATGACTTGGGCATCGGACGTGCCCAGGACCGTCGAAGGCACCGGCAACTGGGTCCGTTCGCAAAAGGCTTGCACGATGGTCAACAAGGACATGCGTTACCCTTTCGTTGCAATCACCTGATCGAATTCAGCCAACTTGGCATCTGTGGCCGCTTCGAGCGTCTTGGTCAGCCGGTCGATGGTGGCACGGCGACGGTCTACAGACAGTTGCCGGATGAGTCCCGCAAACAGTTCTAGAATGGCCTGCTGGCCTTTAGGGTCAGAGAGAAACTGGCTAATCGCCGCAAATTCTTCATCAGTTAACTGCGCTCCTACCACTCGGTCGATATCATTTACAAATAATGTTGCCATTCGCCAAATGCTCCTCAATGGAATGTCGCAGCATCGGAGTGATTGCAATTTCAGCTTTCTGATTTATCTTGACCATCTCATTCCGAAATGACTCAATAGCTGCGCCTGCCTGTCTCGTCTGTTGACTATTTTCGATGAGAAGAATCGGCAACCATTTGACGGCGCAATCATATTCGTCAATTAATTCCCCTGTATTCGGATTAGATCCTCGTATTTTCACGAACCAAGCGCAGTGAAGTTTTACGCAATCTTTTTTCACGAGCGGACAATAAGTTCCCTGTTCCAGTTGCATTAGTCTTTGCTCGCAATAATAAGATCCACGTATTGAACTGCAATGTTTAATCCGTGCCCGTGTCCTCCATCGCCACCAACCGATGTCGATACAGCCCCATGGAGTCCCCATCCTGCACCATTGAGTACCGATCCACCACCGGTACCATCAAGACACGTCGTTGTATGTGTATGCGATGGTATTTCAGCAGTGACCAGCGTATGACTTACCACGAACCCATCTTCTGTATGGTCGGCAAATACAGAGGTAAAGGTTCTCGTCCCTCCCGAACTTGCCGTTCCAGTCACAACGCGAAGTGCTTTATTGTTATGAGTCACTTGTTTTGTCCATCCCGTCGGTGCTGACGTTTGCTGGAACAGCATCAGAGTGCCAGAAGGGATTGGGCTTACGGTATCGACATATTGTTTTGGGGCGATTCCCAGATTGGTGACTGGATTAGCCGATACTGTGCCAGTCACAATCACTGGGCTATTGATCGTTGAAGTCGCTGCGCTTTCAAGGATAAACCTCGTGCCGTCGTAGGTGATCTCGACCATCATGCCGGATGGAATATCGCCAGCCGCCAAGGCTGTCGTCCCATTCTTGGTGATGGCCTTGGCGCCAAGTCCAGAGACATTGACTGTCACATTGGTCGTATTGGCCCCACTGGCAATGAAACGGAAAGTCTGACCTGCGGTGTAGGAGGTAATCGCAGGTGAGGGCGTTAAGGTGATAACATCGGCTGTACCGCCAACGGTCCCAACATAGACGCCAGTACCATCTTGGACATTACCGATGTTGGCCGCATCGGTTCTGGCCGTGCCCGCCGCGAGGCCGGTAATCTTATTGGACCCCATTGGGATATTGGCCGTGACGGTGGTTTGGCCATCTTTGGTGATACAGGTCGAGAGCCCTGTCGCCAGATCGGCGGTCAAGTTATTGAACACTGTAGGGTCAATATCCGTACCGGCCACAACTGGCTGCCCCGCTGTATTGATCTGGAAAAGGCCCGATCCGTTAAAACTCACAGGACACCTCCGTTAGCTTTGCTTGCCCGACTTCTTAGATTCGACCAGCTTGGACAAGCCCTCGACCTTCTCGGTCAGATTGGCAATCGTCTCTTTCAGCACATCGTTCTCCCGCTGCAAGGACGCCATCTTGATCGTGGCCGGTTCCAATCCATCCTTCTGTGAGATCCAGGCTTCTGCCCGACGTTTTAGTTCCATTGCCCCCATGCCAATCCGTTGCAGGGCTTCAGCATTGGCCGTCGCCAGGGATTCCACAGTGAGGATATTGCATTCAATGACATTCTTCTGTTGGGCCCCAGACAGCATGTTCCAGCCTCGGATGGGCGTCCCGTCAATCGGCAATTCCAGCCCTTTCTTGTACTGGTCATAGGCGGTTCTCCAGAGATGCACCCATTCACGCAGGATACGGCCAGACTTGAAGTCAATTTCCAGTTTGTCGAACCATTGCGGGAGTCTCTCGTAATGCACATCCCGCGATCCTGGCGACGTGATCCGTGCATAGTCTCGGTCCACAAATACCATCCGGCCTTGTGCCTTCGTTTGCCTGGGGTCTTCCTCTGAGCGTGTTTCAAAGACCACATAGGGCATGTCCTTCTTGGAAAGATTCGGGGCGGTCTGCATCTCTGTAAACGACATAACGGCTCCTTAGGTGAGGGGATTCACGGCAATGGCCCGCATATCCCGCTGTTTAATGTGATAGCGCGGCTCCATAATGGACACCGGCTGAAATCCTGCCTTCTCCAAGGCTTCTTTGAGTAACCGTGCTGAATAACCCCACTTGTGCGTCATCTCCACACTTTTGTAGCGAGGGTCTCCATAGAGCGCCCACCAGCTCATTTGGGCATTGACCGATGCCCCACGCTTTTCGCATTGCGTGAGGTAGGAAAACACCTTATCCAAGCAGGGGACTTCCACGATCAAACGGCCTCCAGGGACCAGAATCCGCTTCCACTCCTTGAGGACATCCACCGCTTCCCATTCATAGAAGTGCTCCAACACATGAATGGCTACCGCTTCTTGTATCGTCTGCGACTCAATCGGCAGATCCCGTAGATCGGCTACGAGGTCAGCAGAGCTTCTGGCGCGCTCGCCATCGACGTTGATCCAGCCGGTCCAGGGCTTGTGCCCGCACCCCAACTGGACCCGTAGACCGTCACAAGGGTCTTCCAGACATTCGCCACGCGCGCCGGAGAAAATCGTTCCTGCACGTATGCCTGTGACTGGATCAACCGCTGATTCGCTTCCTGGTGATGTGTGGACGCCCATGCAACTCCTTCCAAAAGATTCCCAACCCATATGCCAGGAATGCCTTCTAAGCTCGGATGCGGGGTGGCTACGACAAAGCACCCCTGCCGAATGGCTTCCACGGCGCGGTTGGCGGATTTCGTGGGGGCGGAATCCGGCAACAGCACAATGTCTGCCTTGATGAACTCGTCCCGCATTGTTTCTTTGCTCCACGGGATAAAGCCCTCGATATTCGAGACGAGCCGTAAGGGGTAGTCTTTCAGCGACTCTCGAAACATCGCCATCCCGTCGTAGTTCTGGGCATGCCCGAACCACAGCAGGTTGTTGCCCGCCACATGCGGCAACACACATTCAAATTCGTAGGGATCATCAATCACCGATGCTTCACGTCCAAAGTCCTGCTCAATAAACTGTGCAAGGAGCACGCTGGAACATGTCACAGCATCGGCCTGTCGTATCGCCTCTTGATACCAAGGAAAACTCAAGTGCGCATCGCACACATCGACAATGACTCGCTTGCCGAGCTGCCGAGCCTTTTCCATTAGGGAAGGGGTTTGCTTCGTGATCTTGGCGATAATCCAGACCTCAGCCTGTTCGTTATTCATGGGGATATTGAGAACTGCTGACGGAATCGCGGCACGATAGCGATAGCTCGCCTGCTGCGCACTGGTTTCATGGAAAAACGAGAATGTCATACGGAATAGCCCCGCTTCTTTCGTGCGTCCAGAATCGCGGCAATCAAGCCCCCACCTTTGACCGTAATCTGCAAATCCGGCATGACGTCGTAGTACTGCTGAAATTCATTCGCCTGTTGCGCCATCGCCCCGTTGGTCCAGAACCGCTTGCCATCGACAATCACATCGAGAATCTTAGTGGGTTCGACCCCTTCGCCGGTAAAGCGTTTAGTGGTCCGGTCTTTATCGAGGCAGGAGTCGTAGCCGTAGAGAATGAACTTACTGAACCCCAGCACATACCCTGCCGTAATGGCGCGAAGTCCGCTGGTCGAACCGCCACCCAGGAGCAGCTTCCCTTCATATTCTGGGCAATGCTCCTCTTGTGCCCAGGTATGGCAAACCAGCACCCGCTTCCCCTGGAGGGCATCAAAGATGCTGGCATCACAGCGAGAGGAGATGAGGTAGGCGGTCAGATCATTGGCTTCTTGAAGCAGGTTGGTTCGGTCCCGTGGGTCCACGCACATCCACAAATCCGGCTGAATGCCATGGCGACAGAGAAAATCATGCGCTCCTTTGACGGCAAAGATCGGGCGGCCTTGCGCTCGTTCCGCCCGAATCTCCTCAACGAGCCCAGGCATGGATGGTCCTGAGCCGACGCATACCATCGTCCCATCATGACGCACCAAGGAGGGCGTCAATTCGGGAAGGTGCCGGGCCAACGCCGCTTGGACATTGGCCCGAATCCCTTCCACTGTCCCGACAGGTTTCACCTGGAGAGCCAGTGGCTGCATCAGATTATGACCCCACCAACGGCTGCACAAATGGTCCGTTGTGAGACATGCACGTGACAGCAGTGGCGTTAGAAATAGAGACGGCGGCAAAGACCCCCATCACCATTCCGCCCGACCCTGACACTGTGGCATCGTCCAGCACGCCTGCCGTGGCAGTCGTGTAAAGCTGGACAAACGGCGCACAGTTGGTCGCCAAGTTCACCTTCGGCCTCCCTCCAAACTGCACCCAGCCGCAATAGCCGGTGCCAATCGAGGTCTGCGCGAATGCGACTTGATTGCCGCTCGACCGTGCATTGCCGGTCGTCAGCATGTTCGTCTTGTAGTTCTCGGCAATCACCACCGCCGCAAATGTCGAGACGGCAGAGATGCTGGAGCACACGAACATGGCACGTCCGCCATCGTTCAGGGCAGTGGTCACCCCCAACGCAAATGGCGCCACGCCGATGCTTGAATAGGTGGCAGTGAGATTCACTCCTGCCAATTCCGTTGAAAACGTATTCGCTGGCATAATACTTCTCCTTCGTTAGAGTCCGTGATTACTCAATGATGACGCCCTGCAACTTCCGGTTGGAGCAGGTCAGGTTGCCCATCCACAAGATCGGCACCACTTCGCCATCCTGGTTCACGGGTTCTTTCTTGGACATTTCATCCAAGTCCGCATCCTGGTGCGTGACGAGTTTCAGGTAATTGGTGTTGAGCAGATACGCATGGCTCGACGGAATGCCGGACGCCGTGGTGTCATACAACACCGTGGCGGATTTATACTTCAGACCCAAGATCCCGGCCTGCAAGTCTTCGGCGCTCGCATACCGCTTGAGCGAGGTCTGCGAGGCTTCAAAGTACTTGTAGTACACGCTATCCATCACAATGAGATCGGGCGCATCGCCCATCCCACGGTCCAGGTCCAGCCAAATCGGGAGCAACATCGAATTTTCAATCGTGTTGGCCCCCGATGTCACGCTGCTGACGCTACAATCGAACAACGTCCGCTCCCAGAATGTCCAGGTGCTGGATGAAATGCCACCGAGGGTGCTGCCAGTGGAATCAGGCACAATGGCCTGCAAGCCCCCAATCTGGTTAGACAGCGAGCCAGACGAATACAAGTCGCTAGAGAAGTTGTTGTCGAAAGTCCGGTAGGCGTTCTTCATGCGAGCCGCTACCAGTTTCTCCAACTGCGCCTCTCCGCTGTTAATGCGGAGTTCGCGCCCACTCGCCACCACATGGATGGCAATCTGCTTCCAAGGAAACTCTGCCGCCGTCAACACATCGGAGGCAGAGATGTTCAGCGTATCCCAATCGGAATACCGCTGATAGGTGTTGTTCGAGGTATAGTCGAGCGGCTCCACAATACTCAGGCCGCCGTCTTCCGTCCGGTAGTTGCCCTTCTTGTAGATGTACTTCAAGAGCGCATTCCGGTTCGTCAAGTTATCCTTGATACCCTTTTTGTGCTTCCGGTGGGTCGTCGTGACCAACTCGGTAAAATAACTATTCGGTGATGGCATGATCCGTCCTCATAAAGTTAGGAAGCACGTTGCTTCAGTTGCCGCATCGTGCCCCGAATGGTGTCCTCCAACGATCCGACCGGCTCTGTCGGAGCGGCCCCATCGTTTGCGGACTTGACATTCACACCAGCAGCTTTCTTTTTCGGCAAAGCTGCCAAGCGTGCGTTTTCTTTGAGCTTGGCTTCGTGATCTGTCAGAAGACGAGCCTGCTCTTTGGCCCTGGTCACGGGGTTGGCCCACACTGCCATGTCGTAGGCGTCCTGTAGGGACTTGCCTTGCGACACAAACGCCGCAATGTCAGTTGCGACTTCCTCGAAGTATGGGTGCGCCTTCGTGTCCGCTGCGAATGCATCAACTTCCTTTTGGACTTCCGTTTTGACGGATTCCAGTTCTCGTTGGGTCCGTTCCTGAATCGCTGATTCCAGCCCACTCAATTTCTGCTGGAGTTGCTGAATTATTGGATCAACCGGAGCAGGCGATTGCCCTTGCGCTTGCGCCTGCTGCATCTCATCAATGATCTTGAGGTTCTTGCCAAGCTGCTCATAGTATGCCCGCCGCTGCTCAATCGGGCCTTCAGTCAACATGCGGTGGGCTTTCAACAAGGAATCAATCGCATACGGTGCTTGAATGTTTTGCTTATTGAGATACTCCATATGCGGTTGGAGCGCGTCACGGACAGGACTGAATTGCTTGAAGCCGTTCAGCAGCTGCTCTTCTCGTTCAACAAAGTAGCCCTGGACGGTCGGATCGAGCTTCGTCCAGTATTCATGCATCTCTTTCTTCCATGACTTCGGCGGATCATAAGTCTTGGCTTGTACGGTCGGCGTCACCGATTCTTTCGGCTGCTCTGGCGCAGGCGTCTCTGTTGCGACAGGCGTTTCAGGCGCCGTCGTTTCTTCCAGTCCTGGCGTTTCGTCAGGCTCAGACATCGGCCCAAACACCGATTTGCCGATCCGGTCGGAAATACTGTCAATGTCCATCGTGGGGGTACTGGTGTCGCCAGTGGGTTCCATGCATCCTCCAAAATAAAAAACCACTGCCAGGGATCACATCCCCAACAGTGGCTATAGGCTTCGCGTGTTCTGAAGCGTTAGCTATTTGTCAAGTAGGTCTTTTAACTTACGACGTAATCCTTCCAGCAAGCGTAGTACGTCGATGATAAACTTCCGCTCTTCGTCTGTCAATTTCATCATTCAAAGTCAGTATCTATGTACTGCGCAATGACTGTTAAGGCTTCCCGTTTCGCAGCGCACAGTTTCTTTCTATTTTTCTCTGTGAGAATCGTCTGTAAAACCCTAGCAACCCGCGCACATTCTAGCGCCTGAATCTCTTTCGCCACTCTCACTTCTTGCTGCAATCTTCCATTGGAATCGTTGTATTCCCTCAACAAATTGAACAACGCACGCGCTGTTTTGACCGGGATAGGCTTTGTCGGAGTCCCTCCCAATAAGAGGAGACAACCAATGTCAGGCTTAACATCTTCAAGGTGTATCATTGCATCTCCGGGGTCAATCGCACGGGTTCTGCCGTCAACCCTTGATGAATCACTTCTTTCGCCAACTGCGCCTTCTTCGCAGGCGGCATCTTGGCAATTTCGGTATAGACCGTTTCCTCGATCTTGGCCTCAAACTCCTGCTGGACTGCCTCACGGCGCCGATCCACGTCCTTTTTCATCTCCGGGTCATATTCGACACAGCCATGCCGAGCCATATCCTCCCGCCGCGCCGCATGCGACTGCACGGGTTGTCCGGTAATCGGGCTGCGATAATGCACATCAGGAGCAATCGTAACCATTGGACTTGTAAAGAGTCTTTCGGATTGTTCGCCACAGGTTCCACATGGAACAGTCTCACGATAGCACTTCACTGGCACCATCTCTTCGGTCAGATGAGCCGCTTTACAGCGATACACGTAGGTTGGCATAAGGTGCACTCATTAAGTCATATTCCGCATGCCACAGATTGGCATGGTCGCACGTCGCATACCCCTCAAAGCATGGCGTCCCAAGGGTATAGTGCAACAGTTTAGCCTTCTCGTTCTGGTCATACTCTCCTACCAGCCAATTCCACTGAAGCGGCAAAGCCCCGATCTTGTCCTCAAACGTCCACTTGAATTGATGGAGGTCGAGCCCTGTCGCCGTATTGACATACTCTGGTGTCAATTGCCGACAGAGGGCATTATTGAACAGCATGACACTCGACCAGTTCTTACAGCGGTAGGGTGTCTGGACCTGATTCAGAAACTTCCGATCTGATTTCGGAATATAGTCATGCTGCACCACCTGTACGGCCTTTTTAGGGTAGGCCAAGCCGTAGAAGAACAGCTCGCCAATATCCGCCTGACAGAGCATGTCACAGTCCAGAAACAAGGAATGGCCTTCGTATCCAGAGAGATACGGGACCAGGAACCGTGAGAGCGAGAAGTCCGTCGATTCCAGCGGACCTCGTGAACGACGATAGGTCTGTTCAATTTGTGAGCGCATGACCGGCGTAATGCTCACCGGAACAGACGCATGACGCAGAATGGAATGGCTTAGGACGTGATACGCCACGGTCTCTTTCTGGTCATAGCCAATAAAGACTTGCAATGGCTTCACGATTAGGACACCCCTGGCACTACAAAGAAGGTCACATCCAGGGTGTTCGCAATGGTGGCATGCAGCCCGCCTCGGCACCCTGCTGGAAACTTGTGCCATCCAATAGCAGGTGTAATAGTCCCGCCAAGCACAGTCCCGCCAGATCCGCCTTTACGTAGAACGAGCGTACCACTCGTTGTGGAATTCACATAGAATCCCAACAGGATACAATTCGTAGTCAGAATCACATCCCCGGTTGCCGTTAGATTGACTGTTGTCCCATAGCCCTGCGTGATTGTCATAGTCCCTCCTCGTTACAGAAACCATTCCCACTCAGCTTCATCCTCATCGAGTAACCACTGGTGATAGGCATCCAGCTCTTGCTGGAGTTGTTGAATACGTTCGGTATATACCTGCTGTTGCTGGGCCAACCCCAGAAGCCGACCCATCGCCTTGTCCACTTTCCGCTCAAGAACCGTGGGGGCATCAGAGCTGACGACCGGCAGAGGCGCCGTTGCAATCTCTGGCTCGCCCGCGATAAGCGCATGAATCGTTGCTTGAATATCACGGTAAATATCTTCGAGCGGTTTCGGTTTGCGACGTTTTCTTGGTGCATCATCGCCTCCCCGAACAACTGACGTAATAATGACATTTGGCCCATCTGGTGTAACAACCGCCAATCGTGCCGATGGCCATATTACTCTGACATGCTCTTCCCATTGCTGACGAATCGTGGCAGACCACGGCTGATAGCCTATTGGAGGATTATCAGTCTGCTCAGGATTGACTAAAGGCTTGGCTTCCTGGAACGCTGGATCAGGCGGAATCCAGCATGTCGCAATAATATCGAAGTTAGGGTGCCGTGACGTGAAGGGTGGATTATCGTGAACATCGGGAATGGGCGTCTTGCGTGTGGTTTGGCTGTCCCATTCCGGTATAGTCCATAGAGTAATTGGCCCCGCAGCTTGTCGTGTAAATGCCTGTTGCGGAACAATCGCGGGCCCGCTCGGTGTGACGACGGCTCGGCGTGGTTGTGGATAATCCGCCTCTTTCCACGTCGAGACGATACCGTAGAGTGTGTCCAGTGAGGATGGAATCAGTGAGGATAGGTCAATTATCCGATTGAACCAGACTGCTTGAAGCGGACGTGGTTCCCATTGGTCGTAAATATGCGTAATCAGCGGGTCGCGTGGAGGCGGATTGTCAGCAGGTCCAACCGTGGGACCGTCTTGAAGCCCAACAGTTCCCTGCAGTGTACTGAGTGTGACCGCATTCCACCGGTCTATCGTGGCATAGTTGAGGACTCGCGCCGGTGGTTGATCGCCTGCTACGACGACGGTGGGGATAGGCGTATACCGTTGCCCTGGAATCGTCCAGGTGGTGGGCTCCCATTGGGCAATGGGTTGCGAAGTGGCGTCAGACCAGGCCGCTGGATCATGCCGATCTGGAATGGGTGTCTTGAGTGTAACCTGCGTAGGCCAATCCGGCTGTGGCCACATCCATACTGGTGCCGCCAACTCTGGCACATAGGGAACCGACGATGGGGCAATGACGGCATCAGGAATGGGCGTTTTGAGCGTAACTTGCGTCGGCCAGTCAGGTTGCGGCCACCGATCGACCAATAGTGGGAACGAGTAGGCCGCTGGGTCGTGACGATCAGGGATTGGCGCTTTCTCGGTCGTCTGACTTGGCCAGTCATTTTGTGGCCAAAGCGCCACCGCAGGCGAGGTCCCTGGTTTCTGCTGTACCCAATCATGTCGATCGGGAATGGGGGTCTTCCGCGTATATTGCGTATCCCAGGTGGTCGGCTCCCAGACCCGTATCACCGCTTGGCGATGATCGGTCTTGGGCGGGGGGTTATCAACTCGTGTTTGATAGCCGACCGTGGCAAAGAGGGGTGTGACGGCAACAAGACTCCAGGTCGCCAGCACGCCACCCATAATGGCGTTCCGCAACGCGGTCGATGGCTGAGAAGACGAGATGGGCCCGCCCTGAAAGGCATTCGGCTGGAAGGCATTCGGCTGAAAGCTCATGCTTTAATCAACGTCGCAATGAGTTGTTGGGCTGCTTCTTTGAAGAACGAGACTGCATGTTGTTGATATTCCGGCGTTCTGGCCGTCACGCTCTGATGGAGGCCATACCCTAATGTGTGCTCAAAGTTACAGGTATAGCCATCAGGGTCTTTGTAATTCTGTGCCTCTCGCCAGGCTTTATTGAGACGGGGATACCAGGCTTCTGTGACTGGCGGCCATTGCACCGTGACATCACCATAGGCTGCGCAGGCTGCCCAATAGGGGGTAATGATCGTGGCCTTGGCCCCAGGTTTGAGCACGCGATAGAGTTCATGGACAAAATGGATCCGTTCGGTAGGCGTCAAGTAATTGACCAAATAGCCGCAATGGACTTCATCGACGGTGTTCTTCCCCCACGGCCATCGCTTCCGCAGATCCACGACGCGCACGCCAGGAGACGCCTGCTTGTCAATTTTGAGAAACCCGTCAGGAGTCACCGTGCCTTTTCCACAACCCAGATCGAGCTTGAGTAACGGTGAGTCCTTCACTTCGACGAACTTCTTTTTTACCATGTCGTATCCGTCTCCACGTCGTAATGCCCGACCTTCACCGAACAATCAATGGCGACCCGATAGCCATGCTTCCTGAAGTCGGTCCAGGCATAGAGGTCTTGTGTGGCAATCCCATCCTTCTTCTGGGTGACAAACCAGGGACGCCGCAGCCGTTTATCCTTGAACATCTTGAGCCGCCACAGGTTAAATCCCATCCCGCTCCCGCAGCATTCCACCAATCCCCCGTTTGGGTCGGGTAACTGTGGACGGAAATTCAGCACTGGATCACGAGGATCACCCCAGATTTGCGCCACGCCGCCTTCGCCCTTGGTGTAGTACAACCCGCCGATACAGTCGAAGCGGGGATTGGCTTCCATCCGTTCCAGTAACTTGATGACGCCATCGGCTGGCGGCATATTGTCATGTTCCATCGTCAACAGGTATTCCCAGGTCGAAAGTTCAGGGTGTGCAAGAATCTGGTCAATCGCCGTCGAATAGGCTTCGCCTACTTCCATCCCAATCGCCAGTAGCCGTGCGACCCCATTGTTGGGCGGGAACGCCAAGTTCCAATGGGAGAGGGCGACTTTAGCAGGAATGGTGGCACTGGCCGGTAAGAGGACGATAATCCGTTGCCGCTTCCAGCTTTTGCTTTTATCCAGCCGCGCACGCGTCTTGCCGACATCGCCATTATGGCGTCCAGCGGTCGGCATCTCTTGAATGAGCAATTGCGGTTTCATCAGTACGTACTCAACCAATTGTGCCAGTACATTTGTCCGGTCGTCCCGCGAATATCAGCGGTCCCCAAGCTCGCGGTCGCTTGCGTCGTGCTGGTCGCCAAGAATCCGTGGAAGGGCCTGACGTTCGTGGTGCTATTACTCACCGACAACCCTTGCCGTTTGTAGGCGTTGACCAATCCATCGACCTGCCCTAGGACGCTCCCTACGCCAAAGTTTGTGCCGAGGGCAGCGATGCCACCAGACGTGCCCGCACTGGCCGAGGTCGAAAAAGTCATGCGCCCGACCCAGAAAATAGTGGGTGGAAGCGTTGTGGACATTCCAAAAATCGCCATAATCGACCCGCTCAGGTAGGCTCCAACACCTGAAATGAGCGAATCGTATCGTGTCGAGGCCATGGTACTGGCGGACAGATTGCTGGTGCCGCTGGTGGCGGTTGAGGTATAGGTCACGCCGCCATTAGAGTCCCACTGCCCTGGGAAACTAAGAGTCAGATAATTGGTAAATGAGCCTGAACTGGTGTTGGCCGTCGAGAGCCGCATTTCGTTCGTAGCAATCCACGAGTTCTGCGCCGTCCAGTAGGATTCGAGTCGTGTGGTATTGGCTCCTGACGCTTGCGTGTAAATGGCCCAATGATTGTATTGCGTGATCGTGCGCGTGACTGAGCCGGTTGACGCGGCTGAATACGCTGCGCCACCCGCAAAGTTGGCAGGGAAGGCAAAGAGAGCGTGAATCTGCCCCTTCGCCAACGCTTGATCGTTTTCATAGGGACCGTCAAAGTACCACGTGCCGTTCGACATCGAACTGAGGGACATCTGTGTGGACGCCGTATTGAAGAGGGGGAACGGCACAAACCACGGGTCAGATTGAATCCCCACCGAGATGCCGCCCGCTGCCGTGGAACTGGACAGGCCGCTCCCAAACTGAAACACCGGCGCCACTTCAGACGCCGACAGACTCACCACATGGTTGGAGTTCCAGTCGATAGGGCGCACGAGGTTCGAGGCTTGATCGGTGGTGGTGCCACCAGTACTGTTATTGATCGTGACAACGCCAGACCAGTCGGCAATGGTATCGCTTTTGGCATGGGTTACCGGCATGCGAGTCCCAAGTCCTTTCGCTGTTGGAGCGTCGGCCTCGTCAAGAACGCCAACGCCTCAATGTTCCATTGCTCCGACGACACATAGACCGAATGAAATCCGGCTTCACGTAACGTCGCCGCCAGCGACTTCACGGTAAATCCGCACTTATGGGCGTAGTACAGATTCCCGCGTTCCATCTGCGCGCCCCATCCATACAGGACATCGTGGAAGCGAATCGGCCCGCCATTACTGATGTACCAGGTATCCATGAGGTCTTTCTTGCCTGTGACCACCGCGTCCATCAGTGCACCCAGATCGGGCACTTTGATATGGGCAAAGCCTTTCGGCTTCAGGACATGCTTGAACCCCTGCAAGACCGTAGGCACATCATGCCGATAGAAATGTTCGAGATTATGGGAGCAATACACTGCGTCATACCGCGCACGCGCCAATGACGCCATGTCTTTCGCATCACAACAAATATCCGGGTGGACAGCAGGATCAATGTCCAGCACGTCCTGCTGCCACCCCTGATAGGATGAAGGCAACACACGCGAGGCGCCGCCTCCCACATTGAGTACGTGCTTTATCACGAGCCCCTAGGAGTGGGGCCAGCCAAAGCCAGCCCCCTCCATCAGCGAATTACTCTTCTGCGTAGATCAATCCTGCCGACCAGTTCGCCAGAGATGAGGGAGTCGTCAGTAGACCTACTCCTATGCCACTGGTTGAACCCGCAGGCATCGAAATGACTTCTTTGGGTGTCGCCACCCACAGATACCCGTTCAGGTTGTTGAAGTTATCGGTGATGAAGTTCACGATGGTGCCGGTGGCCGCTACGCTTGAATTGGTTCCTGAAGTCCCGGCGGCTCCCGCCGTACCACCCGTGATGGTCGAGGCCGGTCCTGCCTGCTTGAGTGCAACAGGAGACGTGTTCGTATATGTGCCAAAGGCAGTGCTGACCTGCTCGATCACGACCGCTAACTGGGCGCTGGTCGCCGTGCTGCTCTGAGTCATCCACGCCCGAATAAAGTTGAGATTGGGCTTTGGCGCGGCAGCCGGGTTAATAAAGACCTGGTACACCTTGGTCGCCGGTGTCAGGGCAATAGTGGCGTTCTTCATCGTCACGCTATATTCCATCATACTCGCACCCTCCTTGTGAAAAGAACTGACTCCAGGTGCGCCACGCCTGGAATAATTGGGCGCAAGTTTCTATACAAACTGATTGCCGTTCCACACCTTCCAGCCCTGCCGTGTAAAGATCCGCACTTTATTATTGCGTCGTTCGATCCGACTACCCCATTCGCCGGTCTGGTGTCCATTACGAATGATGGAGAAACTAAACTCCCCATTGGGCGCATCGCGCTGCTGTTGATATTCAGTCCCCAAGGTAAAGACATCGCCCCGTTCATCATGCACCCAGGCGGCTGGAGGCGAAGAGACATAATTCTCCGTGATGAACAATTGTTCTTTCGGCTTGAGCATATAATCAAAGATCATGAATCACCCTTGTGAGTAAATGAAGCCTTGAAGACGTTTGCCGAGTCCGGTAATCGTCGTGCCGCCGCCAGCCGCCACTTGAGCGATATTGACACCAGAAGAGACCCATGCACTACTGGTAATTGTCCATGAATGGACATTAGACGCAGAACCGGCAGCCGTGCTCCCGGCAATTGTCGCAAAGTCATTTGTGGCCCATCGTTGAGTTTGACTCGGAGAAGAAGGAATATCGTTAGCACGATCTCCGGTCACATCTTGCGTCATATCGCCAGAAGTGCTTGAAATAGTCACGCTGGCGGTTGTGCCGCTCCCATTGGCAAAAGTTCCGTTCGTAAACGGAGTGGTCTGATCGGCTCCAGTTGCCGTCATGACAGCAATATCTGCAGTACAGGCATTCGTCCAAGACATCGTACCTGTTTGGCTGCCAGTTGGAGGCGCAATGACCCCCATTATGTTCGTCTGAACTTCACTCTGAAGTCCGGTATTGGTCCCCGTGATTTGCGTGGCTGAAACCCCTCCGACGCTCCCACTAAATCCTGTACAAGCTACCGTAATCGCCCATGCACTGAAACTGATGGTAGCAACACGATTCGATCCAGAAATCGTAAAACTGCCGGTGGTCAAATTAGTTACTCCATCGCCACCTGTTGTCACACTATTATCATATGCGACAGCCATTGTTACTCCACTATCAGTGTCACACCAAATGTAACTGCACTAGAAACCCATAGAAATGCCTTGGCTTTCCGCCCCTGTCCAGTAGGTAACGCAATAGTAAGACGAGAGGCTGAGCCACTTTGAGGTCCACCCGTACCGGCTGATCCCCAAGGCATCCAGGTGGTTCCGCCATCCAGGGACCCCATCACGCCCCAGCACACGCCAGGCATATCAACCCCACCATGGTCAATGGCGATTGTCGCACGCGAAAGACCATCAGGAATCGTAATGGGTCCAAATTCTCTCACGCCCTCCGATTGCAATGCCGTAGATACTAATGTCGTCGTTGCCATTTACGATTTCCTCTTCACAAGAGCCGAGAGAAGTACATTGACCGTTTGCACTGTCGAAACGGTCGTCTGGTAGGTCAGCGCCTTTGTTCGCGTGGCTGTCGTGGCCATCACCGAGGATGTTCCCACTGCAACACACATGACACCAGCCATAATGGGTTTACGAAAATGCCACAACGCTCCCAATATGCAGGCACCCCATTCCATAAATATGACAACTCGTATCAATTGAACATTAGATGACCCAGTAGAGATAGGGGTGATGGTGTAGCAGACCTCAGGATCAAAAAGGAGAAAGCCACTTGAATCAAATGGCCCTGCGTTATAACAGGCTTGAGCCGGGTTTGAGGCTGTCAGCGAAGCATGCCCACCAGGGCCGCTCCCCCCTGTCACGTCAGGGCCAATAGCAGGCCAGGGAATCGTATTCCACCACCAGGACGGCTTAGACGATTTATAGAAGGAGGCTGGGAGCGTATCGTTTGGATTCGCTGGATTATGCCCAGACGGGATATTGTAATCATACTGGGTTGCGGCATCTGCATGAGTATAATTACCATGCGTCAAGGACGTGGCAAACGGCATACAATTCGCTCGCACAGAACCCGTACATGTTCCACTTCCGTTCGTATCTGTGATGTCATAATAGCCATACGAAATGTCGTACCCATCCACGTACGTATCTCGTGATGTTTCCGTTGCCACAATGTATGCAATATGATTTCCGCCTGGTGGTTTCGTCACTGTTGCAACATTCCCGACAATGTTTGATTGATACGAGAGAAAATCCACTTCAATCGCTTCAATCCCTTGTGTGGCCGTATGGCACGCACCCGCTGTGCCACGTGCATTGTAGGGCAAGCAGATTTCCGTGGTGCCTGTTACATAATTCCGAAAGAGAGTTTCCCAACTCCCTGACCCCCAGTAGGATTCCACGCGAATCTGATCGAGGACATTCCCTTCCCATAGATTCATCTGATGGTGACTACCATGCATGGCCATATCAAACATCAGCACATTTTGCGCGGTAAAGTCGTAGTGCTTATCTGAAAAATTATAGCCCACGACATTGCCAGCCGGACCTGCATTCAGATCCACAGCTAGGTGCATGCGAGTGAGAATGTTATTTTCTACTAACGTGCCGGTCGTACTCTCGCCAATCCAAATATCGCTATCAGACGAACCGGATTGATGTAGAAAGGAATCATGAAAATAACTGTCACGGATTTCATTCCAGAGTGAGTACCAGCACTGAACGTGATCGGCATCAGAGAAGTTCGACTCAATCCCTTTCACCCAACAATTCAAACATGAGCCCATGCGAATATTTTTATCGAGTCCGGTGTTATTGGCGAACACCTGCACAAGTTCAAGCCCTGCCAACTGTGCCGCAGGCGCATAGGCAGACGCCTGTGGGGTATGCGTATAGCCATAGTACAAGCCAGGACTAATTCCAATGGTTGTTCCACTAACGGACGTAATCTTTGAAATCTGCCGACGCACACGGCCCCCGCTAAACCATTCATCGCACCACGTACAACCATTATTATCAACGAAGGCGGCATCGTTTAGTTCGTTGATATGAATCAGATTCCCCACCACCATATTCGTGGTAGCCGACACGGTAATGGATGTTGATCCAGCGGAGGTACCTCCTGTAATCGAGACCACATTGGCGCTCACGTCCTGATCGCTTTCCGTTCCCAGTACGATTGCTGCACCACTTGTCCGATGTAAATCTAGAATCGTATTACGTGGGCCAGCCCCGCGCAATGTCACATTAGATGGGATACTCAATGATGTATTGATGCGAAAGGTTCCTGCCGCCAAGAGGACATAGCCTCCCGCTCCACTCAAGGGATGGGACGAGGCGCAATCTGTCAGTGCCGTCTGAATGGTTGACGTGGCATCAACTCCCGCGCCAGGGGAATTGATGGTACTCCCGCATTGCGTCCGATTGGTTGGGATGCCTCCTTGAACTCCGGCGGAAGTCCAATCAGTTGTCGCTCGCGAGGCATCAAGCACTCCGCTCCATAATTGGGCCTGCCCGTGCACATCAGGGGACAAGATCATCCCCATCAGGATGAGCGGGAGCCATTTCCGTGACTGCCGGTAGCGTTGCACCAGCGCCACCAGATTCAGAATGATATAGATGGCGGCCACAATCGCGGTCACACTCTCGGCCACCCGAATCACCCACATATACCTACCTCCGACACCACCACCAACACCCCCATCGCTTCCACCAACTTAGGGCGTCACACCGACGACACGGAGATTCGTCGGGGCCTGGGGAGGGTTTACATTCACACTTGTCCCTACACTATTTGAAAACAACGATTCATTATTGGCGGTATCAAAGGCCGTCAGGCGATAGCAATACTGCCCATCAGCCGTCACGGTATCACTACCTGTCGTCACTTTCCCAAACGTCTGCACCGTCGCAAACGCGCCAGGGGTCGCACAGGCGCCAGGAGCGCGGTAGAGTTTATAGCCCGCGAGATCGCTTTCGGTGTTCGCGTCCCACGCGAGGTTCACGGTGGCGGCGTGCGCGCTGAACGTCATCATCCACAGGATGCCCACAAAAATCACACTGAAGCGTGCGAGCCTTTCGAGGCGTTGGGTCCACATGCGGCAGTTCCTCCAGTAATTTATTAAGGCACTTCAAACATAACTTAGCATCACTGCCATTGTCCGGTTCATGCCAAGGGCACCACGGCATTACGCCATCACTTCTTCCTCGACTCGTTCAATGCGTCCATCACGTCCACGCACGGCTTTCTTGACGCGAGGTTTCGAGATCACTTCAACCAGCCGTTGATTGTCAGCAGCTTGTTGACCCACCGCTTTGACGAGCTGCTCGACGAGTCCTTGCATCGACTTCAAACCTTGTCCCAGCGCCGTATCGGCCTTTTGATTGACCGCATTCTCAGTTTTATACTTCTTATTCTCCAAATCGGCCACTTTCTGCTTCATCCCGATTTCATTCGAGGCGTGTTGTTTCTGCATATCCAACGTGGTCTTCTCGACTTGCTGCTGCATCCCGAACTGTTGCTCCTTGGCCTGTAAGGCCATTTCACGCATCTGCAAGTCGATTTCCCGCTGCTTATGCTCCATCTCCGCTTGCATTGCCTTTTCCTGTAAGGCCATTTCAGACTGTTTCTGTTTGAATTGCACTTCCTGTGTGGCCTGTTGCTTCTGCATCTCCAACTGCTTCATCTGCATGTCGGCTTCTTTCCCGTCATTCTCCGGCGGCGGCGGCTTCATCGCCTTCAAGGAATCTTCAATCTCCTGACCGAATCGGAACCGCCGCGCAATCGCCAACATCATGGACTGCGCCGCTTCAAACGGCATGACGCCTTTGGCCACCAACGGCCCCACTCCATTGAGGTACTGACCGAGCATGCCCAACAGGTCGGCAATCGCTTTCTGATCCTCGGCGGCTTCGGGTTCGACCGTGCTATTC